ACCCAGTTCCGAGGTCATGCCGGCGCGCTGCTGACCAGAGTCGCAGGCGCCGAAGTGGTGCCACAGGCACAGGCCGATCGTGTTGATGTGCTCGTCAGACTTGATGCCGACCCGGCGCCCTCGCTCAGTGACATGCTCGATGGTAGTCCAGCGATCCAGATGGCCACGCAGCAGGCAGGGCAGGCAGCCGCAGAATATCTTGATTGTCTGTAGCCGATCGCGCTCGTCCTTGCGGACCCGCGGGGTTTTACCTACCAAGGTCGGGCCCAGGGCCGGTGTCGAAGAACGGAACGACTTTCAGGAAAGGATGCGGGACCCGGTACTCACCGATCCAGCCGACCTTGACGAACAGGGCCGTGATCTCCTTGTCGCTGCAAAAAGGCCGGCTCTGGTGCTTCGCTCCGTTCACGTATTGGTGTCCCATGTTTAATACTCCTCAATGTCGTGGCCCATGGCTTTCATCAGGGCCCGTTTGATTTTGTAAACCTCCGTGCGGAACCCGCTCTGCATCTTGACGTCCTCGATGCGCGTCACCCAGATGCCGGCCTTGATGAAAACCTTGTACTCGAAATCGGCCTCGTAGATCATCAGCCGGCCAGTCTTGTGATACCGCTTTGAGTAAATTCGGATCTCGATGCCGGCAATGATAATCGGATACTTGGGATGCACTCTCAGGTCGCGGATCTCGCCAGCTTGCTCGCGGAGTTTCAGATCCATGTAACGCAGGAATTCGCGCTTGCTGTCGAACCGGATGCCGTCATGGACTGGCTTGCGGACGTTGGCGTAGCGGCCCTTCTTTATGTCGTCGCGCCGCTCCTTGTCGATCCAGCTTGGATACAGCTTTTCGAGATCCTCCTGGGTCCAGCGTTTCGCTTTCTTTATCAACTGAGATTCCACCCGAATGCCGGCACCACTCCCTCAGGCAGCACCCACAGATGCCGCATATTGGCGACGTCGACGGCACGGCCGACAGCCGGGTAGATCTCCATGGCCCACGCTGGACCGAATCCGATTCGCTGCTTGATCTCTTGGAGCTCGTCCCATGTCAGATCCTCGTCCCATCGACCGTCGCCGCGGACGCTGGACCTGCAGACCGAGATCCGCAGCATGAGATTGTCCTCCTCGAAAACCTGAGCCAGATACTTGCGGGATCTCCAGACGGCAATGCGCTTGACGCGAACGTCGCTGGACTTCGGCCACTCCTCCTCGTCGACCCATGTCAGATCCTTGGGCAGTCGCTTGAGTCTGGCGTTATGCGCTCGCCGTTCGGCCCTGTTCATCAGTTTTCTCCCTCAGGTCGTGTTTTTTTATCATCATTCTGACGAAGTCAATGCAGACCTCGTACTCCTTGCCCTGCTTCAAATAGCCGGCGACCTCGTCGGTGTAGAACTCCTCGAAGCAGTATTTTCCATAGTCAAAGTCCCGGCGCACCAGCTCGACCAGCAGCCGAGCCATGCGATCAGCCAAGAAGGCCAGCCGCTTATCGGATCTTGCCTTGTGCTCGCAGCTTTCGTTGCATGGCTCCATACGCATATTTCCTCGACTGGATGAAGTTACGGACCCGCTTGTCTGGCTTGAATACCGGGCAGGCGTGGTCATCCCACTCGGGCTCAGGGAATACGCCGGCCTTTTTCTTGAATTGATTACGGGCCCAGTTCTTGCCCTCGTTGTTGGCGTTCGAGTGCCACCGGAGCATGGCGTAGAACCGCTCATGCGAGACCCAACCCTTAGGCAGGGCCTTGACCATGTTCTTGCCGATGCGGACGAGGTCGCCCTCCTGCACGGCGACGTCGCGCTTGGTGAGCGGGACCTCCCAACCGCATTTGGGGCAGATCCGCTGACCGCTGAATATGTGGCTGCACTCCTCGCAGACCATCTCGCGCTTCTCATGCTCGCCTGACTCGGGATTCTTGGTCCAGTTCTCGCAGGCCTTCTGGCCATCGTCGAGGCGCCAGCGGAACAGATCATCAGCCATGCCGAGCGCGGTCACGTTGCTGGCGTGATCGAGCACCATGCAAGTCTTGAATCCTGGGTGATCCGGCGCCTTGATGACGTCGCCCTCGGCGGTAACTGCCGGCCGCATACCCCGGCCGATCATCTGCAGATGCAGCACGATGGACTTGGTCGGCCGTGCGATGACAATGCAGTTGACGCTCGGCGCATCGAATCCGTAGCTCGCGATCGACACATTGACGAGGACCTGGATCTGGCCAGCCTTGAACTGCTGGACGATCTCGGCGCGCTGCTCCTGTGTTTTCTTGATGTGCAGGCTGGCGCTGCGCACACCGAGCTCGCGGAACCGATCGTGCAGGGCCTCGCAATGGGCGATGTCGACAGAGAAAACGATTGTATGGCGGTCTGAGGCCAGCCTGAGCCAGTTGTCGACGACATCACCGACCAGCGTGACGCAGACTTTCGACAGCGGAGCGTTCTCGTAGTCGCCGCGCGTGACTCGGATGCCGGTCAGGTCTGGTGTGGCGCCGCCCCAATACTCGCAGGGCGCCAGCCAGCCATCAGCGATCAGTCGCCTGACGCTGGTGACATGCTTGATCTCAGTGAAAAAACGCCCAAGGCCTTTGCCGGTCTGTCGTGCCGGCGTGGCTGTATATCCATCTATTCGGGCCTTGGGCGCGTAGTGCTCGAGGAGCTCCAAGATCTTGGGCGCCATGCTGAGATGACATTCATCGACCAGCACTCGCCTGACCTTGGGGAACCAGAAGTCTGACCGGCGCGCGCGTGAGATCAGCGTCGGCCAGCTAACAATGTGGATCGGGGCGACTGGACTCCAGTGCTCGTCAACTCGCTTGGCTCGCAGCACACTGACGTTGTTGTAGCCACAGTGGTCCTCGGCGTGGACGAGGGTCTGGTCGAAGATCTCATTACGCGGTGTCAGGATGGCCGTGGAGTCGCCGCGGTCCATCTCGCGCTTGCAGATCTTGACCTGAATAATTGTCTTGCCGGAGCCGGTCGGGCTGCAATGGATGACGCGATCGTCCACGCCATGACCCATGGCATAGTTGACATCGTCGTCCTGATACTGGCGGTCCTCGATCATTTGCGGCGCAGCTCGTCACGCTCCCAGATCATGCTGTGCCACAACGAAGCGCCACGATCTTGGAGCATCTCGTCAGTGAACGAGCAAAGCGCCTCACGACGACTGAGAAAGCCATGATTCCACGCATTGTAGAGGTCGATGGCCCTGTTTTCGTGCTCAGTGTAGCCCTGCACGATCAGCCACATATCCAGCTTGATGTGTGTCCGGTGCAGTAATTTTCTCCACCACATAGGTCGCTTCATAACCTAAAATTCCTTTCCGCAATCTGGGCACTTGGCGCCGTGGCGGTGCTCCTGCCAGCCTTCGTGGCGGCAGTCGAGTACCTCGGACGCCAGCTTGCGATCAATGACCAGGGTGTCGGCCTGCTTGGCCTCGCGCCATGCGTATCGGCACATATCGAGGAACATCGACTCGAGCAGGTAGTCCTCGAGGTCCTCGCAAGTGTCCAGCTTCTCCTTGTGCTCGATCCTGCGGTTTGTCAGCTCGCCCCACTTCATCTCGTAGCGGACCTCGTCGATCTGACCGGGCCAGTTTATCGGCAGGTCATTGGTGACGATCTCGATAGTGAAATTCTGCAGATTCATTTCCTCGGCCTCCTGTGCTTGTCTGCGTTGGGGCAGGTCGCGAAGTGGCTGATGTGTCCACGCTCAGTATCGAACAGGAACGGATCATCGGGCGGCACGGAGCTGTAGTCGACAGGCATCTGCTTGCCAGACTTGGTCCGCATCCACACGATGATCGCCCCGCAGCTACGGCACTCTGTACTCACTGGCGCCTCAGCATCAGCACGGCATGGCTGCACCACGCCGCCGCGTACTCGAGATCCGCGGTGTCGTCCTTGTTGAGGTCCAGCTTGATGGCGTCCTCGCCGCCGTATGGAAAGGCCTTGATGGCTGACAGCGCAGCCCTGAGCTCGTCGCGCTCGGCCTCGGCCTGAGTCGGCGCCGGCCGCGTTGGCCTGACGTCCTTGGGATCAGGGTCCTCGCCTTTGCCCTTCTTGTTGGACTTCTTGCGCTTGCCGATATTGAGATCCATGTCGTCGCGGATATTTCGGACGGTGCGCTCAGTCACCCGGCAGACGTCTGCAATCTGGATGATCTGCAACCCAGAGATCTCAGGGTCCTTGAGCGCCATCTCGACAGCGTTGCGCTTGTCGGCATTGGTACGCCTCAGGCCGTGCTCGTCGTTGCTGCCGAGGGCCCAGAGCAGGGCCTCATGCAGGCTGCCCTCATGGACCTCGACCTCGCACTTGTCGACCTCAGCGTTGACGTAGGCGTGGTGCCTATGGAAGCCATCGGCCAAGATGTAGCGGTCAGACTCATGCTCAGCGAACACCACCAGCGGCGGGAAGATGGCGCCATTTTTCAGCGCCTCGGTGTACTGGTCGATGGTGTCCTTGTCCAGCTTCTTGCGGACCTGGGTCGCGGCACTGGCGAGGATGTTATCGGTCGCCAGCTCAATCACATGCTGGCGCAGGTTCTTGACCTTAGCTTTCTTTTTTGCTTTGGCTTTCTTTTTTGTCGGCATCATCATCCTCCGGTAGCAGGTTCATCTGCTTGTTGTAGATCGCCTCGAGCTCGGCCTCGGTCTCGTTGGCAAGCTGCGTGATTAGATCCTCGCGCAGAGTCTTGGTCTGGCCACCGCTGCACAGCCTCATAATCTCCTTGGTGCCTATGTGGGAATTACCTTTCGCCTTGTCAACGGCGTCGTATGACGCCTTGATGATGACGTCCAGCCGGTCAGCACATTGGTTCCGTAGGCGTTGCCGGAACGAGATCTTTTTCGCCTTAGTCTTTTTCGCCATCTTTTTCTCTCCTATCGAGTTCATCCTCGGCCGCGAAAAGGAAGGTACGCATTTTCTCCTCCATCTCCTTGACCTCCTCTTTGGACAGCGGGTTGCCGTCCGCATCTTTCCGGTACTTCGGTAGAGGCACCGGGTCTATCGTCTTGACGGCCCACCGCAGATAACCGCTCGGCAGGTCCTCCAGCTTCTCGCCATCATGTTTGCCAAAATGGCAGATCAGATCTTTACTCATCCTCGTTCTCCATCATGTTGCCGATGACCTCGCCATCGGAAAAGCGTATCGCGACCAAGCTGGCGCCGGCAAAGACGTCCCTGATCGCATCCAGAAAATCGCGGTCCTCGTCGCTCAACTTCGCGCGAATCCGCATCCGTTCTACTGTTTGGTCGCTGCTCAATACATCTCCCCGATCTGCCGGTACTTGATCTTGTCCCGAGGAATCGCGTACCACTCCAGCTCCACGCCGTAGCGACTATCGACGCGCCGGATCTTGCGCCACAGGTCGCTGGTCGTTGCCGCAATGAACGCGGCGTGAGTGACCTTGGCGTTGCAGATGATGTAACCCAGGAGCGGCTCAGAGTGGTCGCGGTCGAGCTGGTAGACCTCGTCAACAAAGACCATCCGGTATGGCATATCGCTGGCGCTGGTGAAGTGGATGCTCGGCCAATACTTGACCTCGATGCGGCCGTCAGGAGTCGTGATGTCGCCGTCATCCTTATACGCCCTGCGGCTTTCGTGGTTTGGCGTCACGCGCATGGTCTTGACCTCTGCCTCGAGGCCGTGGCCAGAGAGCCACGCGGCCACCATGCAGCAGACCTGATGCGAGTCGCGCAACTGGCCCTTGAATTTCTGGTCCTCTATTTTCGGTCGCACCCTATTCTCCACACATTTCTCCGGGCCTTTGGCCTGCTTGGAGGCAGGTTACTCGGCTCGCCTTTGTCTGCTCGTTGCGCCTAATGGCCACGCAGATCAACGGTCAGCCCGTTGGACCTCCCTGCGATTTTTGCCTGCTGCGAGTTTCGGTCGAGTGTGGAATTAGCACCGATCTGGTGCTGAGGGGTTGCGGAGGACACAACATCTTGTGGTAAGGTGTTGTATCTGGTAGCAGCCTGTCCAAAGCCAACCAGATTTGAGGCCCCTGATCCGTGTCGGAGTAGGGGCCTCTCTCGTTCTGAAACTACTGCATTCATCGTCAGCCTGCAAGTCACCAGTCAATGAGAAACGGAGCGACCGTCAGGGCCACCCATCCCATGTACGCCCAGTCATTCCAGCTACACATCAGACACCCGAACCACGCGAGGAAATAGATCATGCACAGCGTTTCACCAAAATCGGGCATCAGCTTACGAACCAGATAGTCAGGAACGCGGTGGCGTATATCGTTCCGTAGAAGCACAGGACAGGGTGATCCTGCCGCCAGAGCCAAAACTTCGAGGGCGGTGGCTCGACTGGCATCTCGTCGAGCGCCTGCTGAATCATCTTGACCTTCTCCTCGACCGTCATCTCATGGAACTCCTCGGGGCTCACTTGAGCACCGCCTTGCGGTCGTGGCAGAACTGGCACTCGAATACCTCGTAGGCATCGCCATAGCCTTCTTGGATGGCGCCGTCGACGCAATGCGCATTCGGGCACTTGGCCACACGCACCAGCTCCAGGGCCAGACCGAACTGCCGGATCTTCTCGTTGTTTGTGGCGATGACGCTGTTGAAAAAGATCTGGGCAGCCTCGTCGGCATTGCCGGCAAAGTGCAGCCGGCCGTGCTTGTCGAACGTCAGGGCGCCGACATCATGCTCGCTCAGATCATTGGTGAAATGGAGGGCCCAAGGCACCGGCTCGCTCATATTCGCTCCAAGTGGCCAATGTGAAGGTCTATCTGGTTGAAGGCGTTACGCATCTGATCTATCTGGTGCTGCAGCTCCTCGAGATCATTGCGCACCGGCTCAGGCGCATCGCTGGCCACCTCGGTATCATCCTGCATACCATTAAGCCGGTATTTGAGCGCCGCAAGGCGGCCACCGAAATCAATGGCGCCTGCCACCAGATCACGGACGTTGCCGGTAATTCGCTTGACTTCGGTCAGCTCTGACTTGGCGGTGCTGGCTGCTAATTGTGATTCACTCATACGGGTATCCTCGCTTTTTTGGCTTGGCGCCTGACGTACTGGCGCAGGTAACTGGATTTACTCAGACCCTTGCGCTTGGCGAGCTGCTGTAGAGCGATCGCCTCAGCCGGAGAGAGCCTCATGTGAAGCTGCTTGTCTTTTGTATCCATGTTGCCGTAGAATACACAGTTGTCTACACAAAGCCAATCTATATACGCGAGGAAATAATGGATAACGAAAATTCAAAATCTGTACCTGAGGACGACGATCAGGAGACACTCGAAAACATGGTGGTGGCCTTTTCCATCAACGACGCGGCCATCGCTGAGATCAAAGAGGATCTCGGTGAGGTAGATGCCTACAAGGATCTGGACCACGCCAAGGGCGCCAAGAAAACCCTGACCAAGATGCGCACCACCCTGGCTGACGCCCACAAGGAGGCGAAGGCTGACGCTCTGGCCTACGGCCGGCGCTGCGATGCTGAGAAGAATCGCCTGCTCGAGCTCATCGCTGAGATCGAGGACCCCATCACCGAGCAGCTCGACGAGATCAAGAACGCCGAGGCGAAAATCGAGGAGGCTCGAGTCACCAAGATCATGGAGGGCATTGAACAAATCCAAGCCTTTGCGCTGGACCGTCACGACCTGACGTTCGACCAGCTCAACGAGCGACTCGACACTCTGCTGGCCCTCAAAGTTGACCCGGATTTTTACGCCGAGCACACCGAGGATGCGGAGAACGCCAAGGAAGTCAGCGAGTCGAAGCTGCGCATCGCCATGATGAACGAGGAGGCTCGCCTCAAAGAGGCTGCCGAGAAGGAGGAGCTGGCGCGCAAGAACAAGGAGCTGCAGGACCAGCTCAACAAGCAGGCCGAGGAGAATGCCGAGCGCGCCAAGGCTGACAAGAAGGTAGCCGACGACGACGCCGTGTTGCGGAAGATCAAGGACGACGAGCGACAGGCCGAGCTGGACAAGCAGGCCGAGGAGCAGGCCGCGCGCCAGCAGGTCCTCGACGACGAGCAGGCCGTGAAGGATCTCAAGGCCGAGGAGGATCTGGCCGCGGAGCTGGCTGCCATTCAGGCGCCAGACAAAGAGAAGCTGACCCTGTTCGCTAAAGCCATCGACCATCTGGTCGGTGCGAAACCCACCCTGCAGTCGGACGCCGGCAACGCGATCCTATTGGACGCCGTCGCCAGCTTGCTGCAGACCAAAAACTACATCGAAACCAAACGCGAGGAACTGTAATGTCAGAAGAAAGAGCAGAATACGAGATACCCAACATGACCGCCTCCGAGGTACTGATTAGACAGGCGATCGCACCGATCGACCACGGCCTCAAAAAGCTGCGGGACTCGGTTGAACGGCTTGAGGCATCCATAACGCTCACACCCAAGCCGAAGATGGACGAGCTATTCGCCGCGCTGGCTCAGGCCCAGGCAGACATCACCGCTGCCGTTGCCGACAAAGAGAACACGCATTTCGGATTCAAGTATGCGGATCTCGATGCCTGTTGGGATGCCTGCCGCAAGCCGCTGACCGACAACGATCTGGCGATCATTCAGATCCCATCAGTCGGAGAGTCTGGCGCCGTGAACATGGAGACTATCCTTGGCCACAGCTCAGGACAGTCGATCTCCAGCCACTACTCCATGCACCCTGACAAGGGAGGGCCGCAAGCACTCGGGTCCTGCATGACGTACCTCAGGCGCTACATGCTGTGCGCCATGGTCGGGATCTCGCAGGAAGATGACGACGCCAACATGGCGACCGCAGATCCAGACGAGTACGTGCGGATCAGCAAGACTCAGGTCGACGAGCTCCTCGTCCTCGCTGAGAACCTCTTTGGCAAGTCGGCCGATGCCGTGGTCGAGAGAATGCTGGCCAAGGTGTTCGAGCTGTCCTCAGTGAAGGACATCCCCTCGGACCTGTTCGATCAGGCCAAGACGCTGCTCGAGAACCAGTCCAAGCGGGAGAAGAAGCAAACCAAGAAGCCTGCCAAGTCCGACAAGGAGAAGCTGGCCGAGGCCAACAAAGACTCGAGCAAGTAGGTGGACTGCAAGATCGTCAAGGTCGAGCAGGGATCTGACGAGTGGCTGACGCTACGCCGCTCGCGGATCACCGCCTCGAGGCTGGCCGATGTCATGGCCGACCCAAAGACCAAACGCTACAAGCAATACCAGCGCGAGAAGGTCCTCGAGCTCCTCGGCAATACCAATGTCGAGGAGTCTCCCGAGTGGGCCAGACATGGCCGGGAGAACGAGCCCAAGGCCATCGCTGGATACGAGTGGCGATATGGAGTCGACGTCGAGCACAATGTTTTCCTGATCTCGAAGGAGTACGACTGGCTCGGCGGCAGCCCAGATATGCTGCACATCGCCCCACTTGAGACCGCTCCACTAAACGACACCGACACCTACGACGAGTACGACGATGGCGGCGAGATCAAATGCCGTGCCATGTTCAAGAACTACAAGGCCGCGCGAGATCAGGCCGAGCGATACAAGGGAATGAAGCTATCAGTGCCGGCCTGCGATCGGCACCAGCTCCAAGGCAATATGTGGCTGACCGGATGGAGCCGCTGGTGGTACATCAATTTCTACATTGGCGACAACCTGGAGGGTGGCCTGACCCAGAAGATCCACCGGGTAGCGTATGCTCGCGATCAAAAGCTGATCGACGCCATGGAGATCCGCTGCCTGAAATTCATGGCCGAGTGCTACGAGCGCGCTGGCCTTTGACCGGAACCATTCCGCTTTACAACACCGGAGAAAAACGTGAGCAAAAAGAAAAACGTGAGCAAAAACAAAGAAGATGCAAACGAATTCGAGTCTGGTCAGGCCCACCCTGACCTGCCGCAGCCAGAGGTCCAGACCCCGGCCGAGGAGACTGCGCCGCAGCCAGCGAAAGTAGCTGACGCTGTGAAGCGAGCCCTCGAGAAGCAGGCGCCCGGTGTGACGCAGATCGAGCTGCAGCCGTGCCCATGTGGCACCGTCAACGTGAACCTGCTTGTCGACCTGCCTCAGGGCAGCAAGGTCGGCCACGGAACCTGCGGCTCATGCGGTGTGTGGGGTGTTGATTTTCTGGCGCCCAGATCTAATGACAAAGGGCTGATCGCCAACGCTGCGGCGAAGGCTTGGAACGAGGCGCCGCGAATTCCGCTTCCATACCCAGTATGATGTGATTTCTTTCCTCGCGGAGAGAGACCCGGAGGCCCCTGCCGGTACTTAAAAAGTGGGACGAGAGGGCCCCAGTCGGGGCCCTTTTTTAATGGCGTACCTATGCGGTTTAATCCGCGCAACCGTAATCGGATCACTCTGCAGGCCAGTCGCATCGGCCGAGGCTCG